TTTGTTAGTTAGTTTTCATCATTGTTAATAATGACTGGATTTAGTGTGCTCGGTATCGGCTCTTCATTCTCAATTACCTCAACAACTGGCATTTCTAATCGAATGTCTATCCAGCGTCCCTCAGTTATGTCAATTGGCTCACCAGCAACGATTTGACAGCTCTCAAAATCGAATTTTCGTGTGTATGTTTTAACTGTGATGATGTTGTTTTCATCAGTTGAGTACTCAGCAAAAAATTTTTTATTGCCGTTAGCGTCCTCGGGTAGCGTTATATACCACCCCTCTTTTGCAAAACCTAAACTACCGCTGATTTCGTAATGACCAATATCAATTCGTTTAGCTGTCACGCCAGCGGCCAAATCATTCACTAAACTACAGCCCGATTTTTTAAAATCATCAACATCATCAATATTTTCAGTCGCAAACAACCGCAAAATTGGCGACGCTTTTTTCAGAAAACCATTGCTATCTACAGTTGAATTCGCTGTTGTGATCGCTTCGTACCATTTCTGTTTGCCATCTCGCGTATCGCAACGATAATAGATTTTCGGCGTTTTACTACTAACTACTGATAACTGCTCAACTTTCCACGATTTGCTATTGCTCGGATACGTTAATAGTGTCGCTGCACTATCGCCCGTAAATTGCAAATCAGAGAAATCAGATGTGCTACATTGATAAAAACCGCCTGCAAGATGACCATCAAAATTTTCAGCTATCGCACCAACAACAGCCCCAACACCATAATCACCACTTTTTAACACAGACTTATTATTAATTGTGACATCATCAATATTTTCAAATTTCCATGAATTCTCAGGCTCTACGTACCTCAAAAACCTAATCCACTGATTTAAAACAGAATTATATCGCTCAAGACAAAAACTGCCGTCCGCAAATGTGCGCTGTTGCCAGATTTGCCCAGCAGCGTTTTGTAATTGTATTGCTGATTTATCTCCGTCGTTGATTCGCAATGTTCCAGTCATTTCATCGCCTGATTTTTTAACTAATGTTGCTGTATCAATTGTCGATGCGAATTTTTTAGCATCATCTGCTGATTTTTTTGCCGCATTGCAAGCATTAACAACCTGTTGTAATATTTCTGGTGTAATTTCACTTTCAGATGGATTCAGTAAAAAATCGTTTAATGTGCCATCTTTTGAGTCAGAAAATACTTGGATAGTGCCCAATTTTTTCGGTGGAAATCCATTTATAATCAGCTTTACTTCATAATCACAAGGCAATACGTTCATCATGTAGCTGCCATTATTTGCGACTTGAAATGCTTGCGTTTGTGTTAGTACTTTGCTTGTTGTTTTTTTTGCATATAACTCGATTGTGCAGTTATTAATAATATTACCTGCGCCGTCTGTTAATACCCCTGAAATTTTTGCCATATTTACTCCTAAAATAAAAAACCGCAATTAAGCGGTTGTTATTTTTTTAATGTCATAATCGTGATGACGTCTGGAATGCCAGTTTTTTTATATTTATTGGTCTCGCGCATACTAACAGTAAATGTTGTGTGGGCTGGTATTACAACGAAAAACGTATCGCTAGCAACAAAATTAAGAGATGTGGTTTCAATTTTTCGCCTCAGAACTAATCTACCGTTAGTGTTGTTGAATATATCTATTTCAATCTCCCCGTAATTCCATATATCAGAGTTTATACCGTCACCACCACCGCCACCACTCCGTTTCTGCGCTATCAATGTAACGGGTAAAACAAATAAATCTCTGTCAAACGGCTCAGACGCTATAGTGACAGAGCCATTTTTGGCACACGTGTGCATTTTTACAATGTCACCAACAATTTGTATTGCTGTTAGCTTTCCTTTAACCTGACAATTCTCATTAATCACAACATTATTTAATTGCCCTGAGTTCGCATAGATGTTGCCTGAGATGTTAGCCCGTCTTGCGTTTAGCGTGCCGTCATCAAGCAATTCAAAAGCAGGCGGATTACCTGCACTGATGACGCTACCTGCAACCATTTTTCCACCCGTAATTAACGGCGCTCTGATTTCAGTACCAGCTATTAATCTATCTCCTCTCATCGTGCCAGTTGCGATTAAATCACCGTCTAGAAACATAGCTGGCTCAACCCATTGTGCACCGTTATACATACGAGCCTCTGAATGAGCGACTTTGCCTGTACCGTCTAATGAGTAGATAATTAATGTGGTATCACGAGCTGGATAAAATCCGAATTCACGATAGAACATTTGAGTAGCAGTACCGTTATTGGTTGGGAATTTTCCATCGTGAGTTTGAATTCTAAATAGCCCACCAGCTCCGTTTTCTGCAATTAATGTCCGAGTGTTAGTTATGAACATCTCAGAACGACCAACAACATTAACCGCATTCACGCCGTACCAGTATTCCGTATCCGGTTGACAATCAACGTCAGTAAGCGACATAGCTCGACCAAGATAATTACGCTTTGCTTCTACCTCAGCTTTAGTTGTGCCTTTGTAGAATTCGAATTGTGTTCCTAAACTCGATACCGCTGTCATTACTGGACGTATAGCAACATTAAATGCGCTCGGTGTTAGTACTAAACCAGATGGTTTAGTCGGCGGTAGAATAGAAAATACAATCGTGGTTTCATCGCCAAGTCGCCCGTCTTCGGCCACTCCTCTTACGATTGCGTTAAATTTACCTTGTTGTAGGTCTGATAGATAGTATTCAGTATCATTTACCGTTTCACGGCTAATCAATTTATCATCACGATAGATTTTTACCTCGAATTTTAGATTTTGGATTGTTCGAGGTGTAGACCATGACAAACGAGCTTGATATAAATCAGATTCAGGGATTATTTCAGCTTGTAACTGTTCAACGGGTGGAATTGACCAGCCAAAAATGGTGCCGCTTTCGGTTTCGAATTTAGCGCCATTATCAACAATTTCTTCTTTCTTTGGCTCATGTTGTAGCGCAGTGATTGAGTAAGTGCCATCGCTGTTTTCGGCTATTGTTATCGCCTTAAATAACCTCGGTTTAATTTTATTGTCATATAGACCCCAAACCGAATACTCATCGACACTAACGCTGCTCACTAAAACAATTTGATTGGGTTTAATCTGTGCCTGAATTTTTACTTTTTGTAGCTGCATATTTGTATCTGTTACGCTTAAATATGCATTTTTCAGATTTTTAATATCAATGTCGCGGTCTAACGTAATCGTGCTACCGTTTGCCTCTAAAATTCGTCCACCAATAGTTGTACCCGCAAAATCGTTATCCGCAATACCGATAATATCGCCCGGTAAATGACGAATACCTTCCCTTCCCACGCTGAATGTAACAGTTTGTGTTTCGAGTTTTTCAGTTTGAATTAGCCATTTACCAACCCGATGAGCCTGCCCTCTTGACGTACAACCAAACGCATCAATTTGCGCTACATTTAATCCAAATCGTTTGATTAGCTCATCATCTGCAACGTACTCAGTAGTTGGCTCCCAGTTATTTTTTGGGTCAACGTAGCGAACATGAACCGCCGTATGCCGTGATTTTTGTGCTGCTGATGTGTAGTTAAATTGCCCTTCGACTACATTTGCATTTGCATAAATCGCCACAGGGTCGCTCGGTCTATCAATAACTGCCGTGTATTGTGTGCCGTCCCAAACGGGCATTGCTCGGAATATTGAGCACAGGTCGTGAATAACATCATATGCTTGTCGTTGCTCTGTAATGTAACAGTTGCATGTAAATCTTGGCTCTTTACCACCAAAACCATCGTCAACTAGTTGGTCACAGTATTGAGCAATCGTGTATAGCGCAAATTTATCAACACCGAATTGACCCAGTCTAGCACCCAGACCATAGCGCGTATTAGTTAGTATGTCGTAAAATATCCACGCTGGGTTATTTGTCCATGCGAGTTTAAAATTACCCGACCAAAATCCCTTATACTCTCTCGTTTCTGGGTTGTAGTTGTCAGGAACCTTGATAATTAAACCTTTAATCAGATAATTACGGCGAGGCACACCGCTAAACTGTGATGAATCGAATTTTAACCCTACAACGGCAGTATTCGGATATGAAAATTTAGTATCATAGATTTCAGTGTACGAACTCCACAGCGTGTTATTAACTAGCAATGATGACGTGCTATCTGGTGTTCTGCGTACCACGCGAATATTAAACGGCTTCGGCGGTAAATCATCTAAAATGACTGATGTTAAATATTGTGAGCGTGTTTTTTTATCGATTAAATCAACCGTTTTTACCGTTTTCCATATGCTACCAACGCCGATTTGTATTTCCATGCTAACAGAAGTTCGGTTGATGTTGCCCTTATTATCGGTTGAACTTAACGACTGCACACCCACAGTTACACGTACTCTATCGATGTTTGGATCGGTAATAGTGCGCACAATCGGCGTTGAATTTTTTACCTCTAAATTCACAGGCACTTCGTTTTCAGTTGCTGGAAACCCCTCAAGTGGTGCTTGTGACTGAGTCCCAGCCGTCCATTCAACCTCAACCCCTTTAAAATTATATGAACCGTCGGGTGCTTGGATTGGCGTGTCGTTTAAAAAGACGCTCTGTAGACCATTTGATGGACCTTCTATTTGTCCCTCGCACAATAAATCAATGATACTAAGCTGTTGATGTGATTTCAGGTTATCCTGCGCTTCTTTCGGCGTTTTCGCCTTTTTTGATCCTTTACCCATTTTTCTTCCCCTTTATGATTTCATCCCAAGGAATTGGTGTTGATAGTTTTTTATCTGTATTCGTTGCGTCGTCTAAAGTTTCAAGCCCTTGCGATAGAACTTTTGAGCCAATCTTTATCTCCCCGTAGCAGGGCGGTACAGGGAAACCTTGCGCGGTCGTGTTGTCTAAATTAGAAAAATAGGTGTTTTTATTAGATTCACCCGCCGACATTTTGTCTGTTTTTGGTAGTTTTGTTAGCATTTGAGCCACGCCACCAAGCATTAATCCAGCACCACCTGCAACTAACGCAAAACCAATGCCGGTTGTAACACCAGCTACTACCCCAGCAATAACCATCGCTGCGCCAGCTATGAAACCAAAAATACCGCCGCTTTTTGCACCTGAAACGCGAGGTACAACATGGATTACCGCATTTTGTGGAATGTTACTGTGCAAACCAAGTTGTAGGTTGTCATCGTTCATATCATGTCGATTGATGCGTACACGAAAATGACCATTCATGATGTGTTTTTTTAAGCCTTTTATTTGACAATACAAGCCGTTGAGAGCCTCCGCTGCTGTATCAGCATTTATTCGAAATTTATCGCCAAATTGTTTAAGATTGCCGTAAAATTTGATGATTGCCACTGTTTATGTCTCCAAACTGAATGTGTGTATTTGCTCCAAAAACCACTATATAAATCGCGTTTTGATAGCCGTTTCGGGCAGTGATGTAATATAAATTGATTGCCGATGTAGATAGCGGCGTGATTGGGGGTTGTTGAGCCAAGGCAAACCAAGATAACGTCACCCTCTTGAATATCCCGAACCTGTTCAAAACCATTTTTAGGTAGTAAATCTAAGTATAGGTTTTGTCCATTGTGCCACCAGTCGTCCTGCCGTTCGTAATCGGGCAAATCAATACCAGTTAGCATGTACGCATCTCGTACTAGCGTTAGGCAGTCAGTCTCGCCGTGCTTGAATTCACGACCCAGTAACGGTTTGATGTGCCTGAATTTGTGAATTTTGTTATCACAAACCAGCCACCAGTCCACCCCTGTTTGCTGCTGATAAAATTGGTCTGCCTCGCTGAGGATAGGTAAACCATCAGGATGAGAGTGAACAATTGCAGTTATTTCGCCCTGTTGTTCGGCTCTGATCCAATCATCAGGCGCAATTTCAAATGTCTCTGTCGGTGTTGATGAAATGTTTTTGCATGGTAGATATATTTTGTTATCAATAACAAATCCGCAGCACTCTGCCTCACCGCATTGTTTAGCGTGATTTAAAATTTTCTCGATCATTTATTACTCTTTTGCTATGCTCTAAATTTTTAATTTATGAGAGTTATTATGGAAAAAACAAAATTTGACGATCACTTTGTGAAATTTCCTTATAAAAAAGAAATTAATGGAAATAAAACCAATAACGGCGGAATAGATTTAGTGAAAGAGCCGCATCGCATTAATGAAATCACTGAGGTGAGTAATTACCCATGGCTCAAAAAGTTTCTTATTGACGTTAACTCAGACTCTGGATTATTTATGACTTTTGGTTGTGATTATGGGGTTGATGATGAAATATTATGTGGTTATATAGAGTTTTCATTTAGACCATTTCAAACTAAAGTCCTTAAATCCAAACTTTCTTGTTTGGATGAGGATTTTTACAATTACCTAAAATCATTAGAGCACCCGGGCGATTGGCAGATACAGCCTGTAGACTTTGCACGGGGATCTTTGTGTTGGGAATCATCCACCCTCTACATTGAAAACCAAATCTACGATAAAGCCGCTGTTTACTTTCGTGGCTCAGAGGATGCTCATTGTGAGTGGCTTCTTTTTCATTTAAGAAATTTTCTTGTTGATTATTACCCATCTTTATACCCTGATTTGTTATGATAATTTTGCAGCAGTTGGAAAACCGCCAAATGGAAGAATGCCGTGTTGTCCGAAGCGAAGTTTGCAACCATTTAAACAACGACTACACTTATCTTTTGTGATGTCGTTAGTCGGTTTATCAAATTCATCAGCTACTGCGCCACCCGTGTAACCACACTCTGATGAGCGATATATCCAACTGCACGTATTAGCGATAATCACACGAGCAGGAATTAGTGCGCCATCTGATTCACACGGTAACGCTAATTCAAACGTAACAATCATTGAATTTTGTTGTTTCACCTGCTCAATCACATAATTTGAAATAATTTCGCAAAACGGATCGGCATATTGATTGCCGTTCTCGAAGTTAACAGCGTCTAAGTATTTAACTGGTACTTCGTGGCGTGTGACAACTGCGCCAAGTAAGCCGTCAAAATCATTGATTAATCCAGTTATAAAACCAAGTGCGTTACTCACGCTCATTGTTGGACGATTACTAGTGCCCTGACCGTTTTTTTCGAATCCCTCTACTTTTATTGGGTACGGCTCATAAATATTACCTTGCCATGTAATTGGGCGACGCAGCTCATTTAATCCGTCATGAAATCTGAATATTGTTTTGTTTCCCACGATTTTAGTTAAATCAACTTCGTACAAATCAATAATCGCATTTTGTTCAACTTTGGTTATATCGAGTAGCATTTTTTTTGGGATCATGCGATTACCTCCTCGAATGTTGCGGAAATCGTTGTTACTGTGTTCATAACGTTAGATGTCCAAGACGGGCATTTAACTGTTATTAATCTGTGCGTATTTGGCTCTCTCCATTTAAATGCGTGAAGCCCTCCCTGCCGTGTTAAAAAGTCATTGATGTGTTGCGCATCTTCTCGTGCTACTTTTAGCGTGACACTGTATGAGCGCAGATCGTTGTTAATGCCGTCCCGAATTCGTTGCTCATAGCCATCACCGAATTTAATGGTTTTTATTTTTGGCTCGGCTTTTTCACTCATATTCGGCGAAACTTGCCAGTGAAATGTTTCCATAATAAATATTCTCTTGCATTAATGTGTATATGTGTGTATAATTGTTTTCAGGTTAGGAGGTAAACATGAAATCAACTGACCTGATAAAAGAACTTACTAGCGTAGGATGTGTTCTGAAACGAGTTAGAGGTAGTCATCATATGTTTTACTCACCGATAACTAATAAAACGTTTCCAGTTCCTCATCCAAAATCGGATTTACCGATTGGCACAGTAAGATCAATCAAAAAATCGGCGGGGCTTTTATAGCCCGCCACCTTTGGAGGTATTATGTTTTTTACTCTTGGCATTGAAACACCGAACGATAGCAATACAGCTTACGGCATTGTCGTGCCTGCGTTATGCAATGATAAATATGATTGTTATTCTGCTGCTGATAAAGAAAGTGATATTCCAGCAATGGCAACTGAAGCTATTTTGTTAACAGTTCAAGACATGATCGAATCTGGTGATTATGATGTTAAAGATATTCATAATGATCATGTTTCGTATAAAAACAACGACGAATATTCTCATTGCGACACATGGGTTATTATTGATGTTGATTTATCATCATTTGTTGGTAAACAAAAAAGAATTAATATCACATTGCCTGATATTCTTATCGATAGAATAGATAACGTAGTTAAAGCGCCTAATTCTTTTTATAAAGATCGGAGTAATTTTTTGGCAGAAGCGGCTATTAATGAATTAGCCGCACAAAATAGAGTACGTTAATCATTTTTGGTTATTAAGCGCCATACAACTGATAATAAAAACCACCCGAAGGTGGTTTGTTCGTCTATTTGTCCGTAATCTTTGTTTTAGTGTCAAAACTAATTTAGTTTCAGTTATTATTTTTACCTTTTAAGATATTTAAAAATGTTTTATTTCTCGCAACAGCATCCGCAAAAATACTGTTTGATGAAACAAAAGTTACATGTGTCTTTGAACCTGGTAAATAACCATAATACATACATCCGTTATTACTAAAAACTTTCGTAAATGCTCTATTAGTCATAACTCTTTCAATATCTACGTCATCAGCCTTAAAATCACAGATAATATAACAATAAAAGTTATTTATATTACTTACAATTTTTTTGAGTTTTTCTTTATATTCATCAACTTGATCGATTGCAGAAGTTTTTTCTTTATAATCAATATTACCTTTCTTAAACTCAATCAAGACAACGTCTTTAAGCAACTCGCTTTCTTCAGGGCTATTATACAAAATAAATAAATCAGGTCTTTTTTCTGATGTACAATCAAAATCATTACTACCTATTTCTGTATTGATTTTTTTTATTGTTATATCTGATGCTGTGTATGTATAAGACATAAATTTATCGTCCAAAAGCCATACACAACTTTGATATAAGTGATTTTTATTATTTTCGGTTTTATCATCAACCACAACACTAGTTTTTTGTGGAAAAAATAAGTTATGTAAAACATCTTCATTTTCGTTTGAATTAGTTAAAGATAACCCTTTTTTCGCAACTAAATCCCTATGAAAGATATATTTTGCAAGTTCATGTTTATTTTGCTCAATCACTTCACAAACCAATTCATCAGCGGAAATATCAGGTTTATCGAGTAACATAGCTAGTCTATCTTCTTTTTGATTTATTCTATTTCTATAGGAATCAATGATGTTTTTTTCATTAAACTCCAAACTATTAACATCAATATCATTAAAATTTATATAGCCATATTTTTCTTCTAGTTTGCCAAGCCTTTTTTGATTATCTTCTTTGATGTTAGGCTCGCAATTATGAATAACGTCAAGGCATATATCTTTCAACTCTTTTTCAAAATTGTTATTAGGGGTAGCTAATAACATATCTACTTGAGCTAACTTATCATTAGATTGAAAATCAATTTGCGTTCTTTCTGCATTAGCCTTTTCATCAAAAAAATTTGATGTAATAGCAAATACATATTCTGTATGAAAAGTTTCAGATATCACTACTGGTTTTACTTGAATATTATTAGCACAATAATATATACGTACCCCCTGCTTTTCTTTGTTCTTAAAAGCATATATTAAAAACTCACAGTTATTATTTATATGATTGATTGTTTTGAAACAACAAATATCATTGCTTCTTACCTCATCAAACAATCTTCCATTGACTAAAAACTTAATAGAAATCTTTTTTTGGGTTTCTTGTTGTTTTAGAAAAAGCATCAAATTAAATTTTTCTTTTACAAAATTAACACAAGAAACAACTTGCGTTTTCGGATGCTTTAAATTTAAATCACTTAAATATATTTTTGTGTAAGAATGCTGTTCATCATTACAATTAGATATTTTGATATCATTCTCATCTGTTTTAAATGTAAAATCAAATTCTACACTTTTCTTTTCATTTGAAACGCTTTCAACTTTAACTGTTGACGCTAAGTTTAAAAAAGAAATGCGCCCAAGCCCTTTTCCGCCAATATTTTTTTTGTGTTCAGTTGCCACCTCAAGGAAAGCATCAATATTTTGTCTAGTTAATCCATCGCCATTATCTTCTATAATTAATTTATTTAAATTACCAAGATTTGATTCTTCTCCATCTAGTGTTTTTTCGTAAGCAAATTGAAAATCAATACAAATATTGGTGGCGTTAGCTTGTATGGAATTCATAATTGCTTCTCTTAAAGCATCATTAACGGTAACCCCTTTATAAAAATACGATGCAATTCTAGCAAAGTTGGTTTTCATTATATCAATATCTTCATTGTTTAAGTTTATATTCATGATAACCTTAATATATTTAAACGGCAATCTGTGTATTATTAAAAACTAGACATATTCCCCGCCATAAAAGGCGGGACCCAGCTACAATTATAAGCATTGATTTGAATTTGAGTTTTAATTTAGATAATCAATATCCGCCGCAAAGTTTATTATTTTTGATTTTGAGCCAATATCTATTTCACTGCGAATAAAATTAAGTGATAAACCAATATTTACTTGAATCTTATTTAACGCGGTTGAAAAGCTATAATGTAAAGCAGGGCTATTTTTATTTAGAAAATCGGAAAGCGCATCATTATATAAATCGAATACCTTATAATAATATTCTTGTATTGTTGCTAAGTAGTTGTACTGACGCTTTAGATTATCAATGTTAATCGATTTAAAGTTTCTCATGCTTACACCGCCAAGCCACTCTATAGCTTCGTTGAACTTGCTAGCAGGTAAATCTTGGTAGCGTGGTATCTTAAATTGTTGATGAAATTTTGAATAAACAGCCTGATGTCGTTCTCCTGTTCGATATACTCGCTCGTTGACAGCTTGTTGGATTTGCTGTTGTTGCTCGGGCGAAATTGTGTTAGGGAACTGTTGCGCTACTTTTGGCATAAAGTGATTATAAAGTACATCGAAACATTCTAATTGATATTGTTTTAAAATAGGTTTTATTTCTGGATTAACCCTGCTTAATTCTATACCTGCAAGCCAACCGTTGAGGTAGCCAAGAGGTAAACATAAAACATCTCTATTTTTACCGTCTTTTGCAACTACCTTTATCATAAAGGCAGTTGAATTAAGTATTTCATTTCTTTTAATTCTTTGCCTTTGAGCTTCCCAATCCAAACCTATGTTTTCGCATATTGGCTTGATAGCAACATAAGGCTTATTATTATAATTAAGAATTGATATTTGTTGATTGTGAAATTGAACTAATTGAATTTGATTTGACATGCTATATCCTTTGAGTTTTATTGTTATCCCCCCCCATGTTGATTGAGGGCGGTCGGGTGCTTCAACACTGCTCAAAGTCAGCCTGCATTGTTCCCTTTCGGTATTGTATTATGCACGCCACCCGACCATAAAATCTGGATATAAAAATACCGCATAAACTATCGGGCGCGGTTTCCGCTTTGAGTTGGTGTGTTGAGCACCTATTTAGAATATATATTAAGTTAACAAATAAAGTCAACTAATATTATTTTATTGGTGCGCTCTCGACATTCTTTTAGAGGTTAAGAAAACTATTAATTATAGATAAAACTGTTTTACAATCAGTTAAAGACCTATGCTTTTGACCTTCTATTTGCACCTTTCTCAATCTGGCTATAAAGTCAAGTGACTTGAAAAGATATTCTCCATTTCTTTTTTTCTCTCCATTCCATTGAGCCATAAGTTTCATAACGCATGCACTTTTAAATGTCGGAGATGGAACTTCAGATAATCTGCATGTTTGCATAATTAAACGTTTGTCATAACGTTCATTATAAATAAAAACCAAATCGGCTGATTTAACTATTTTTCTAAACTCTTTATAAATATCTTCCCATAGAGGAGCGTCTTTCACCATTTCATTTGTGATGCCATGAATGTTAATGGCATCTACAGGTATTTTTCTTTTTGGTTTAATCAAGGTATCAAGTAAAACATTACCTTTTAAGTCAATAATGCTTACTTCGATAATTTCAGCTTTTTCATCCAAACCAGTCGTTTCAGTGTCTAAGATTAGCGTGTTATCAGTTATTAATTTAACAAGTAAAGATCGATAATAGTTGTCACGAGAAATAGGTGGTTCTGTATAAAATTGTTTCTTCTTAGAAAGTTCTTGATAGTTAACTATCAGTTCTTTTTTTTTAAGTTTTGATATTTTTGACGGCTTCAACGGCTTATTTAAATGTTCATCTGATTGACCTTTTCTTTTTTGCAGAGGTGTCCACCAAAATATCTGTAGAAAAAATGCAATAATAAAAACAAATATACCTAATGCCGCCCACCACATCATAATTTACCTTATTTATTAAATAAATTTTGACAGAATGTTGATGACTTTGTCAGGTTATCATCTTTATAAAATTTGTACTTTGTTGTGCCATAGTAATACGACTTGGCTTCTATTACACTTCCGCTAGTGTCTGTTATTTCTAACTTCTCTCCACTTTGATAAATTATCTCTTTACCATTAAAAATTAACTTGCCATTAACATTTTTACCATTCCAAGAGTAACAAAATTCACCTGTCCCATCATTATTGATCTTCCATGTATTAAGATATGGACCAGACGCACCCACCCAAAAACCAATCATGGATGATTGCGGATTAACTTTTTTTGCTGTTATAAAATCCTCTCCATTTGCATCGCTAATTGTAGCGCACCCAGCCAATAAAAAACCTACAACACCGACTGACATTAATTTTTTCATACCATCTCCTTAATTTTTGGATAATGGTATGAAATTTCAGCCATTAGATCAACGTCTATTTAACTTGCCACCCGGGCGTGTTTGCTCATCAAGAATTGCTAGTACGGACTGTTTTATCATATTTCCGACCGCTTTTCCGTCATCCTCAGATAAACCGCCGTTACCAACATTTACAGGTACGTTTACAGTTATATTACCGCCTGATTTATTCGATGTTTGCAAGAAATCTTTTAAATCGGAGTTTGTTCTAGCATCAACTACACGCTCCCCTTTATCTAGTAACCATGTACCCTCTTTTGGGATGTTATCAATACCGCTATGCGCCATACCTGAAATTGTTTGAGCTGCGATCATGCCTACCGACGCATAGCCAAGACCTCGAATTAATGAGGCGGCAGGAACGCCCATTATTGGACCTAATTCAAGCGCCTTTGCTGCTGCAACTTCGGTGCTAATCATCGCTTGCGCTATAGCTGATGCTTTGTTAGCTAAAAACATCACTTTGTATGCAGCAGATGATTCGCCGGCGGTTTCCTTGAACATATCAGCAATCGAGCCTGTTAATGATGAGAATGTGCCGAGTGTTGCGAGTGTATATGCAGACTGAATATCCTTTTGCTTTTGTTGCATAGTTTCTTCAATTTTTACGACGGCATCAGCATATTCTTGCTGACTAATTAGCTTTTGTGCTAATAAGTCGTTTTGAATTTGTAGCTGTTGCTCATTCCAGTCTCGCAGCTTTTTATCATCCTCCGCTACATTCAGTAAATCACTACCTAAACCTTTGTAAGAGTTGTGATAGCTGAATGTTGGTGCTGATTCAGCGGCTTTTTTAGCCATTCTATTAAGCAGTTCTTCACGTTCTTTTAATGATAGATTTGCTTTTTCGATAATCGATAAATGCTGCTTGTAAGTATCTAGCTGTTGCTCCGCTGGAGTGCGTAAAGAATCCATTATTGATTTATATTCTTTTTGCGCATTTAGCTTATCTAACTCGATAGCTTTTGATTCTAATGCTTTCTTTTGAATATCTGTTAACTTGCTTAGTTCGCCCTCCGCTAATTGCCTGCGGATTTTTTGTAGCTCAGTGATATCTGTATATGCATTGATTTGGTTGTTGAGTTTATCTAACTGCGACTTATACAGTTCTGCTGCGCTCTTGATTGTTTTAGTGTGCTTGAAGCCCTCTTGTAGCTTGAAGCTTTCACGTAGATTTTTTGCAAATTCCGATAGTTTTTGAGCGAGTTTATCAGTCATTTTCCCTGATAAATCCGCCCCTTTCGCTAATGCAATTAAATCATCTGCATGTTCAAGCGCAGCATCGCCAGCTGCTCGTTGTAGCCCTGCAAGCACATATGCTGCTTCCGCTCCAGCATCTGCTTTGACGTTGTTAACATCAAGTTGCTGACTAAGTACACCAAGCTGATTTTCTAAATTTGGAAAATCTTTTACGTCAAGCTCTTTTAATCCTTCTGCTGCCTGTTTAGATGCTTTCCCGATAGCGTCTAATTTTTCCTTGCTTTCAGCGAACTTTTGTGCTGAAGATGTTACCCCTTTAATTAAATTACCCAACGCCAAGCCAAACTGCTCATTGCCTTTTACGGCTAATCTAATTTTTTCATTAGCCTCACCAAATTTATTTCCAAATTCAGTATGCGTAATTTCTCCGTTTTCTAGTTGTTTATACAACTCTCGAACACTAGCAATATATTCCGTTAATGCTTGCTTGTCTTCTTTTGACGTGAATGGCACAACTGGGGGGTATGTTCCATTTTTGTTTTCAGTATATTGTATAAGCCGTTTAGATAACTCCTGTTCTAATTTGTTTATTTCATCATCAACCGCTTTCGCATCAACTTTAACATCAGTAGTTAGTTCTGATGTTAAAACTTGCTGTCGTGCTGTATGAAGTTCTTTAAACTTAGCGAGTAGTTGATCAACCGGTAGTTGTAATTCTTCGATCGGCTTCTTAGCTTTATCTGCGCCGTCGCCAATTGCAAAAAATGCAGCACCAACGGATAGCAATGTTGTAGCTAAACCAAGCGGACCACCAAGCATTCCAAGCAAACCACTGCCTGCTCGTGATAACAGATTAAACTTGCTAGTTAGCACATTTACTTTTGTTTGTGCAGCAGCTAGCGCATTATTTGCTTGTGTTTGACGATTAATAGCTGCTGTTAAATTATTTTGCGCAACAAGACTAGCTTTTAAACCAACGGCACGTTGCGCTTCAAAACGTGCAGCATTTACCTCGGCAGCCGCTTTTAATTGCAGGCTTTTAACCGCGGCTAGCTGTGCTTGCGCTTGAGATATTTGCGCTGTTCGATTTGCTAGTGTTGTTTTTGTTGCATTGAAAACAGATAGCGAAAGTCCGCTAAAATATCGTGATAATCCTGCGGCAGTTAAAACTGCGCCAGCACCAGTAATCAAATGAATATTGTCCGCAACGACTTTCAAACCACTAGCAACACTTTGTGTAATCCCCATGTTGCTATTTATCTCACCGATTAACGACTTGAAGCTGTTTGAAACCTGAGTAAAACCATCTTTTACGGTATTACCCATGCCGTCCGCCATGGCGCCCGTTTCGTCTTTCACCTTTATCATTGCATCGGCTAATTGACGCATTGATATTTGACCGCTCATCCCAAGTTGTTTTATAACGACTTCGGCTTTACCCGTTGAGTTTGCCAGAGCTGTAACAACATTCGGCGTAGATGCCATTATCGATTTCCAGTCGTTACTACTAACTTTACCGGTGATCATCGATTTAGTGATTGCGTTAATGCTTGTTGATACTTTATCTGCTGATGTCGCATTTATTGTGTAGCTGTTTGACATTGCCTCGATAAAGTCGATCGTGTCATTTGTGCTATAACCCAAATCCCGCATTGATGATGCTGTGGCCACGTACAGCTCTTGCGAATCTTCGATGGCTTTAGCATTACGATTGCTAATTTCAAGCAAGCGACCCTGTACTTGCTCATAATTATCAGCTGAACCCTCGACAGATGTAATAGCCATTCTAATACGAGCAGCCATTTGCCCCCAGTCATCAGCCATATTCACAATACTAGTAAATGCAAATCCTCCAGCAAACGCAGCAGCCAGCCCCACGGCTGAGGATTTTAATTGACTTAACTGAACATTCATTGCTTGAACTGAGCGATTATTGCTAGCAATGTATGCATCAAAACGCTTTGAGCGCTCTTCCATTGTTTTATAATAATCTGTACCAAGTCGTGATGCTCGACTCATTTCTCGTTGATATGATGATGAGTCGGCTGTAACTCGGATTGCCAATTCTCGCAATGTTGCCATAATTATTTCCCAAGTAAATTTGATAGCGCGTCAAATATGCTGACAGGCTCTTTCTTCTCTTCTTTGAATTTAAGTAAACAGTCCTCAAACTCGACTTTTGCACCTTGTGAGCGATAGATAGCTGATGCGACTTGTGCGGCGTGCCAGTCGTGGCGTTCGTCGCCGATCGGGTTTAATTTGTCGAATGCGACCCAGTAGTAAAATTCCCTTACTGATAGCGTTTGCTCAAGCTCGGCAAGAGTTTTACCGAGCCTTAATGCTAATTTAAGCTTAAAAAACAGCTCAGGATCGCTTTCTACTTTTTTTCAGCATCGGCGATTGGTTCGCTAGATAAACCGAGCAAATTAATTGCATCATTAACTAGCCGAGTGTGAATTGGCCCGTAGTTTTCAACTAAATCATCGACACCATCACAAAAAACTAAATCGCCATTATCGTCCAGTAGAATTGCTGAAAATAGCGTTGCTTCCGCCTTAATATTCAGCGCATCTTTTTCGTGATCGGTTAGTGATTTGCTTTCCGTAATATCTTTAATTGATTTAATATAACGGTGGAAATCAGTGTGTAACGGCTCACGAACAGTGACCGTTACATTCCACTCGCTAACATGAATTTTTTTTGTGCGAAAGCCTGAATTTTTTGCTGTAATAATTTGTTTTAAATTCATTATTTTTGTCCTGAATTGGCTGGTGAAACATTAAAAACAAACTTGCCCTTCACTTTGAATGAAAATGAACCTGTTACAACACCATTTTTTGCGCCTTTAAATTCATAGCTAGTTACACGCGCAATCCAGTCGATTGAGCTACCGTCCTCATATTTGATCTGAAATGCGTAGTTATCACCAGTATCATACGATTTGCGTAAAACTTGCTGTGCAGCGTTGCCGATAACAAAATTAGCATTCATGGATACCGTCGCTTCCGCGGGTAAGCCACTAATAGTCTCTTTTGTGATAGAGGAAAGTGTCGATACGTCGATTTCTTCGCCCTCTGGCGCTGTCATTGAGTAATCAGTTACTGTGCATTCTAGACTAAGCTTTGCTGTTGACTGCGCAATAAATTTAAGGGACGGATCTTTACTAACAAAAACACCAACATCCCTTGTTTTGGTATATTCACTTTGTACTTCTGCCATATTAATATCTCCAAAATAAAAAACCGCAGTTAAGCGGCATAAAAATGGTTAAATAGGTAATTATTGAATGAAAAATTCTAATGTTGAGCGATATAGCTCAGTTTCTGATTCGTAGTTTTGACGACTAGTAATATTGAATGGTTTTAATTGTTTCAGTTTTTCGTACGCTTGTTGTTTAATGGTTTCAGCTTCGAGCAGTGTTTTAGCATAGATATCAACCTGAAAACAATACTCAACAGATGATTGACCACACATGACATCGTCATAAACTTCTGATATTTTTGTGTAACAGATGTAAGGAGGGCTTGTTCCCTGAGGCGCAACTAATGGACTTACCCGTCCGTCGCACAAGGTTTTTAGTGTGTTATTGATTTTAGCTTCAATCATTTTGAGAAAATCTCATCAATATCTTTTAAAAACTGTTCAAATGCTGCATCTTCTGCCTTTTTTATATTTGCATCAAAAGCAGGACGAACAAAAGGACGCGCTGACATTTTTGACGTGCCGTTTTCGATCATCCACCAGTAAAATGGCAAAGTTTGTTTGCTTTTGCCTTTTTTTGATTTTTTGATTACTCGAATTTTTTTAAACTTAACGCCAGCAGTTAGCGATCCCCTTGCTGTATCGACCGATACCGATTTTTTTAATCGCCCAGTACGAACTGGAGCGCTTGCGCGGATAGCGTCACGAAAAACCACCGCACCAGCACGAACCGCTTTTTTTGATACTTTCCGTTGTTCTGTTTTTGACAGTAACTTAAAGTCAGCTTCAAGCGCTTTAAATCCAGTAATAGATAATGTTGGTTTAATCATAACGAACACCTTTTTGGCACGGCAATTCAAGCCTTGTCCTTTTCACATCTTCTAATACTGCTTTGATGTCGTAATAAGTACCGTTGCACATTACACGCATATCAGACGTGATATCATTTCGATATCGAATTAGAATTTTGCAATCTGTTTGCGTTTGTTCAGCTTGTGAGCTTTGATACTCTTTTCCCGACACGTCACGAATTTCAGCTCGTACAGTGCACACATCGACCCATTTATTAACTAGTTGTCCCAGTTCGTCTGTACGATTGATTTGCTTCTGAAAAGTTACTTGGTTACGTAATTTGCCTGACTGCATACTAAACACCTATATGAATTCGATATGGGTTTAACAATCGTTCAAATCCATATTTAACATTTGATGAATTTGCGGTGCTGGTTTCTTCTCTATTTTCATAAAGATGTCCCAATAATAAAAGAACAGCGGATTTAAAACTTGAATTGACTAACATCGGACGATCTCCTGCTTTATTTGAAAAAACAGCTTGTTTTAGTTCGTCATCTGTTGCGTAAACTTGTCGCTCCAAGAAATTAATTGCTTGTTCCTCTGCGGCCTCAAGCTTTAATTGAATATCAGCATCATCAAAATTATGGTCAATGCGCAGATGTAATTTTACTTCATCAAGCGTTATCAGTGACATCTTTTTTAGCCTTTTTTTTCGTGTTAGGTTGAGAGGCTTTATCAGCATTAGAAGACAGCTGATCTTCTTCCGTGTTAACATTGTCTTTCTCGTGATAGTGTTTAACCATGCCATTTGATACAAAATAGGACAGGTCTAATTTATCAACTTCAAACGGTGGCGATTGAGGTGTTCTGATTGTTCCGCCGTAATCAAAACTTTTTAAAGCAATTACTTTTATTTTTTCCATAGCAAATAAAGGCGAGTTGCCTCGCCATTCTCCTTTACACTGTTGGTGTTACTTCACCCGTTACAAATGCTTCTGGGCGATATACAGCTAATGCTAATCGCTCTTCGGCTCGAATGGTGATCATGTTATTTTCAAAGTCTTTGTCATTCTCTGTAGAAATCAAGACTTCCATATCCATTCTGTCAAAAATTTGAGCTGCCATATTGAATGCACCCACTAGGAAATTATTTGAGTTCATGGCTTGAGTTGCTACAACAGGCAAATTCCACAATCGAGGAGTTGTACCGTCAATAGGATTTCCGATGAGATAGCGCCCCTCTTTGTCTTTTGTTAACTCAATACCTGCCCAATCAATTGGATTTAAAACGATACCATTAGCAGGAAATTCTGCTAATACAGATTGAAGTAACGCTAGACGGATGCGATCAATTGCGGTTGCATTGTCAACAGATAATGACGGGGTGAAACTGGAGGCTTGAGGAACAATACCGAGAATATTAGATCCAGAACCATTACCAAACAATAATTGCTTTTCTTCTGCTAGCTGTAAACCATTACGCGCTCGCCCGTCAATGTAACTAATCAACCCAGAAACATCGTCTAAAATCTGACGAGAAGCTTTAAATAAGTGAGCAATAGTGCGTACTGGTGAATTAACTAATCCAAATGTAATGTCAGAATAAGGCTTTGCATTGCTCTCACCAACAGTTGTTGCATTATTTGTAAATCCAGTTTCTCGGACAAATTCAATTGAGTTCGAATTAGTAGTTCCCGGGATCAGTAAATCACGGATCGTCATGCGACGAACTGGCGGTGCAATAATCCCAGCTTGGCGGTCTGGAGCAACAATATTCGTTGTTGTGGTCGTAATCGCCGAACGAGGAGCGTTCACACGTACTGAACCTCGAAACGAGGCATTCATATTAGCATTTCTGAATGATTCGCTTTCAACAACCATTTGCCCTAGTGATTGTACAGCCTCTTTTTGGTTATCCCGTGGTCGTTCCAGCTTTTGCGTAATATCATTTAACTTGGCTTGTAATTCATTGAATTTAGCTAATGCTGTGTCTGCATTCGCTTTTGATTCTGCACTTAATTGCTGGTGCGCTTTAATTTCTTTTTCAGATTTCTCAGCATAACCTTTTAATGTGTCTCCAACGCTTTTAAGATCAGCTTGGACTTGTTTATACTCTTGTTCTAATTGTGCTAAATTTGTCATTTTAAAATACCTTTTAGTGAATTTGATAATTTTGCTGTAGAGCCAATCTCTACGTTTATTTGAACATCAGAAGCAGCGCACGGCGTGCTTTCGCTAGCAGCGCTAGACATGCTAGTTTTTAGTTCTTGAATGAATTTTCGACGCTCAGTTCTCGGTAATTGAGCTTTGGCGAGCAGGGCGTCTAATTTTTTTATTGATGAATTCGGATCGGATTCTTTTTGTTTTGTTACAACATCGGCGGGTAGTAATGAATCAGCAAAACCTTGTTCAACCGCATCATTACCGACAATGTGAGTTTCATTATCCATCATTGATATGATTACGTTTTTATCCAACCCTGATCTGGTTGCATAAATATCTGACATTGCTAAATCGAACGGCTCGATTGTTTCCGCTGTTGCTCTAAAATCATGCCGATTGCCTACAGCGTGCAACCAACAATTATGTATCATTAAAAATCCTGCTCTGGCTATTTGCAGCTCATCAGCAGCCATTGCAATTATTGATGCGGCCGACGCAGCAATACCGATAATTTTTACGGTGATCTTCCCACCATGATTGCGGAGAAGGTTATAGATAGCAAACCCCTCAAACATATTACCGCCGGGCGAATTAATATAGACAGTAACATCTCGGTCATTACCTATCTGTCTGAGCGCTGCGGCAATTCGTTTTGCGGTCACTCCCTCCCCCGTCAAATAATCAATGCCGATAGGATCTAAAATTGAAATAGTGTTATCATCTTCTATTTCCGCTCTAATCCCTGATTCCCATTTATTTAATGCGTCTGCACTCAAATCGAATGCGACAGGCACTTTTTGTAGCGTTTGTGGTGCTACTGGTAGATTTTGTTTTTTCATTGAAAGCCTTTATTTATCAGATTTTCCTAGCGCATCAATTGGCGCCATTGCGGTTTGAATTGTTAATACGTCAGCGTTGCCGCCGCGTTTTGGTAGGTTTTCTTTTGTGCGCACTTCATCACGAGTATAAATGCCATTATTTACCATTGCTGAATAAAAGCTTGCTCTTGCTGAACTATCCCCCTTTAATAACCCATCTAGGCTAAATTCAGCATAATATTTACTGCGATCTTGTGGTGATAATAACCGTTTATTGATTGATTGCTGAATTCGAGTGATCCACGGGTTCAGGTTGAATGTAACAAATGCTATCATTTGCTGCTCTAACCCCGATCCCCAGCTAGTATTTTTTTCTGTGTACCCAATCATCCACGGCGGAACGCGAAACCATCGGCAAATCTCCTCAATACTGAATTTTCTAGATTCAAGTAATTGCGCGTCTTCTGGACTAATCCCTATTTGTTTAGCTTCTAACCCATATTCTAAAATAGGCGATTTACCTGCATTCATTGCTCCTGAAATCTCACGAACACTAGCGCGAAATTCGTCGCGCTGCTCTTTTTTGATGATCTTGTCGGTAGAAAATGCAACGGTAGGCATTAACCCGTTTTTAAATGTACTATTAGCTGCAACATCCGCAGACATTGCAGAGCCTATTACATTTGCACCATATTGGATTGGCGAAACACCAGTAATACCATCTAATGTGAATGCTCGAGTGTGAAACATGTCATTTTCTGATATTTCTCGTTTACCATTCCTGTTTGAATATTCATACAGTAAACTGCCGTCCGGCTGAATTTTGGATTTCACACATTGTGGAGGCAGGAAATTTATAGCGGATACAGTGCTGGCGGTTCGTCTTATTTCTGCATACGCATTGCCACGCAATAACATTGATGCTAACTCAATTTGCCAAAATTCAAACGGTGTATTGTTATAATTTGGGCTAGAATGTAAAACATCATGTAACTGATGATCACAGGCCACTCTGCGACCGCCATCAGGCAGCCGCTCGTATAGATTTAATGGTAATGTTGAGACGGTGTCAGAAATAAGCCCAACACACGCCCACACCGCAGATAATCTCAATGATTTATCTACAGATATATTTTGTCCGCTAGCAGATTGCCAGCCCAAAAAATTAGCCCAGAATTCACTATCAGAGGGTCTGATTGTGTTACCGCCGGTATCAAGTATCTCACTTTTTGGCGACCTCACCGAATCAGCAATAACCTGAAAAAAGTTTTTAGCCATTTGTTAAGCCTCGTTTTATAAAATACGCTGATGCAAACGAGCATAAAGAGGCGGTTAAAATTGAATACTGATATCCAAATATTAGATATGCAGCAATAATCAGCAATACAAAGCCAAATAAGCTAAAAGCCATGAATAAAATTAATGCTAGTTTCATATTATTAATACGTCCTTAAATGCTGCCTCAATATCTTCATCTTCGTTAACTTCAATGTCCGCTATCATTACACCAATACTCATTAACATACTGACCAAATAGTCAATTTTGTCAGCCGATTTCTTTTTATCAGGAGCCATATTCAAGTTTGGATCTCGCCTCGCCACCATGTTTGACGCGCACCATCTAAGCACGGGATTACCTCCGTGATGTAATTTTCCTGATACATAATAAATTTCAGTCGCTTGCATAGCTGGATGATAAGATTTTGCACCTTGTATAAATTGAATCATTGGTACATCTTCGGCGACAAGATTGTTAACTAACGTTTGTGCATTCCATGAGTCATAAGCTATGTTTACTATATTGAATTTATTAAATAATTCCAATATATCTGATTCAATTACAGTATAATCAGTTACGTCCCCTTCCGTTTGCTTGATATGGCCTTTTTCAACCCAACCCGCATACGGCACTGTGCCCCTTTCTGTTCGATAACTTATTGCTGATGTTGGGCACCAACCCCAGTTATAAGTATAAATTTCACCGTCAATATTCCACGTCAAACTTAGCGACGTTAAATCACTTGTTGAGGCTAAATCGAGACCACCATAACAAGGGTAATCTTTTAGAAATTCTAAATCTACTTGCCCGTCACATTTATCCCATTTCCTTAAATCTATCCATATATCAGCGGCTGATGATGGTTTGTTAAGCCTCTTGATTCTAAACTCCGCCATTTTAGATGGCATTTGTTTGGCTTCAATCGCAGCTTTTTTTATCTCATCAAGTAAATAAGGGTTTATGTCAATAAACGGGCTGGCTTTTATCCATGATTCGGGATTTAATTCTTCATCGTCATCATCTAGCGCATAAAAAACCACCAAGAAGTGATCTGCTTCATCCTTAAAACTTCCTTTCAACAAATCCTGTGCAAATTTTCTTATTTCTTGCCATGGTCCAGCATTAACATAACCCTCTGTTGTCGTGTATAAAATAAGAGGATTTGCTCTAGCGCCTAACGCTGATTGTAAAACATTTAATAAATCAGCCGTTTTATGTGCATGAATTTCATCTATCCCAATATGTGATGGATTTAGTCCATCTTGTGTTGATGCTTTTGCGTGAATTGGTTTGAAGCTTGAGTTTGTTTCAAATCTAGATATTGATTTCGACCAACATTCAAGTCCAAACGCTTCTCGAATATCGAATGTTTTCTCAACCATTATTTTAGCTGTATCGAAAATTATTCGCGCTTGAGGGAATGTTGTTGCCGCACTAATTACTTCCGCTCCATTTTCTGGTTCACAGCAAAGACAATAAAGCAATATCCCCGCTGATAATGTGCTTTTTGCATTTTTACGAGCAACAGCAAACAGCGCAGACGAAAACCTGCGAGGATAAAACTTATCATCATCAGCCCAATCTTTTATTTTAATAAAAGTCTTTTTTCTGAATCCAAATAATTGAACTACAAAAAATATATGTGATGGATGTAAAACTATTGTAGGTGGGTCCCAATTACCCTTGGCGTGTGGTAATTTTTCTAAAAAATCGCACGCATCTTTTGCATGCCATTCATCAAAAAAAAACGGGCATTTTTTTTTGTCCGCTCTCTTTAAATCATCTAAAAATCGCTTGGCAGCTTGCCTGATCAGCTTGCAATATTTCTTACGCTCTTTATCTTTTATCGCGTCAATTGCATAATCAATCGCTATCTGAACATAATCACGCATAATTTAACTCGCTTTTCGTTTTCCATTGCCTGCAAATTTATTGCCAGTATTTTTATCGTTCTGCGTCGTTACCTTGCTACGGCTTGCAGGTGTCATACCAAATTCTGAAAATAATGCTTTCAATGCTTGATGTTCTGATGCTGTGATCTCCATGTCAGCTTTTGCTTTTTTCCTGAACATTTGCCACGCTACACATAACTGCTCTAACGGATAGAGATCCACTACCTGTAAAACTTTTGTATTTACCAATTGCGGACCTAAATTATTCCACATTTGAATACCATCGATATTTAAATGAAGTGGTGCTTCGGGGAAATCATCAATTAAATCAAATTTAGGTACATCTTGAATTTCTCTATCGGGGCGGTCGGTACCTGCGATCACCTTAAAATTGGGATCAGTCCGTTTTCTGCCCATGTTACATCCTCCTAAAAATCGGATTATTAATTTTGACGGTGTGAAAATTTGATTAGGCGGTCGGTGTCCAACTAAAAAGTTATAGACTTTTAACCCACCCCCTCTTTCTTTTTAATCTTTGCGCGGCTTTCTTTTGCTGTTTTCTTTTTATGACATTCGCTATTAATAGCCCGCAAGTTGGATTCATCATCTGTGCCGCCTCCAGACAACGGAATAATATGGTCAACCTCATTGGCAACCCTAACTAATCCTAACCGTGTACAATCATCACATTGACAGAGATAGTTATCCCTTTCAAGAATCGCTATACGCAATCGTCTCCATGGTCTACCACCTCTTCCGTTTCCCCATGATTGTTTACCGCTAACTTTAGCTGTATTGCGTTTACGATGAGGATTGAATACTTTGGGTGATACTGGCATAATCCCCCTCCCAACAATAACCATAACTCTTTTTCAAAATCAAAAAGTCTTTATATGATGATGCTCCGGTAACTTGGTTTTTAGTTTCAAATATTTCGCATTCACTAAATATATCGCTGAATGTGCAATTATCATTATTAACCATTTCAACGATTTCGCTCTTATCGCTTGTGAAATAAATAAAAGGAGGTTTCATTAGTTCAAATAACTTTACTTGATCTAATAGCCCAAAATACGTATCTTTGTGATAACCTTGTTGGGTATTGATGTATGGTGGGTCTAGCAAATATAACGACTTGCCAGTAAATTTTTTCTGCATCAATTCGATAAAAGATAAATGTGTAGTTTCAACGCCAGCTAAGTAGCCATCGCAATTAAGTGGCGTTACTGTCACTCTATTGTATAATGACCTGCTTTCAAAATCACTTATGCTAGTTGCGATGCCGCCAGAAAATAATAAATAGTTCGACAAGGTCGAGTAATCCAGATTTTCCTGTTTAGAATTTAAGTACTGAATTATTTTTTCTTTTGTTTTTGATTTTATCTTTACGCCTTTCTGAGAATCGATCACTAATGACAATAAATCTTTTCTGATTTCTTCCGTTTTGCTTATGTTAGCGAGTCGATTACTATAATTATCATAATCGTTATATATTACTCTTGCGTTTCTGCATGTATATTTAGCATTGTGAGATAACAGCCCTGAACCGCCGAAAACATCAACTATTGTCCAGCCTGAGCCGTCACCACATAATTTTTTTATTTGTTCGTTAAAAAGTTTTATAAAGTTCCGTTTTTGCCCCTGAAACGGCAGCGGGGCTTTGCTATATTTTTTCAAATCAAAATCCTGTAAATAATTAGTCTCTCGGAAAGAGTTATATTTCTTTGTTATTCAATTCAATATCAACCGGATTGTTAACCACCTCACAATCCAAATTGAAATCAACACATACACGCGGAAGTTGATTCGGTTTTGTCTCAATATTAATAGAAACTTGATTAGATAATAGTTGCCCATCTACAGCAATACCGTAACCGTAAAATCTACCGTGCTTATATAAATGAGCTAATTGAATTTGTTTCATCGTTACCCTGCGAGTATGATTAATCATTTATGTTAATGATATGTAACTGCTGATTTTGTTTCTTTCTCTTCTAAATTCATTAGCATGAAATCACTCATTAGATTGTTTAATTTATCTATCCCAGATTGATTTAAATAAAAAGTCGTGCCGATTTTTAATAAACAGCCCTCTTTTGTTTTATTCATATCAATCATTGAACCATACATACACATGCGTTCAAATTCTGAAAGCTCTCGTTCATAGAATCCCTCCAAGAAGGACGCTAGGCTGTCAGGTTCTAATTCCAAGTTTCCTCGATGATGTTTAAAAATATTATCGCCATTTATTCTAATGAGATGTTCTACATATGAGATACTAACAATGCGAGCGTAAAAAATAGGGTTTTTATTATCCATGATAGTTACCTCTATGCTGCCAAGATGAATTTAATCTGTCCCTGCGTATTAAATATTGTTGAGCAGCGAGCCTCAAAATCTTTGTAATCAATACAGCCTTTTGCAATTGTTGTTATTGCTATTAGTTGATCTTCTACTGCTTTCAAAGCCTCTGGCTTTAAAAATTGATGAATTTTTTCGCCTTTTCTTGTACGTCCTTTGATGTTCTGATAAACCTTTTCAGGTAGTACTACACCATAAACCCACTTTTGAGTTATCAGTCCAAACAATGATGGACAACCACCAGCATGATTATTGAATGGCAAGTTAGTCATTTTTGATAATGCTTGATAAAAAGGTTGTTGGAATCGTTTTTCCCATGTTTGTGGCTCTTTATGAGTTAGTATTGCTAATACTTGTTCGTCTGTGTACGTTATTGATTGAGAGCGAATGAGTTTATCTATTTGCTCATCACACCATATTTCAAAATCCACAGACAACCACCGGGCAAATCGAACGGCTAATTTAGGATGAATCCAAGTACCGCCGTTGTACTTACCTCGTTTAGTTTTTAAATATGTGATTTTCCCATATTTAAATTGCAAGGCGTTTAAATATCTTATAGTTTCGGGTAATCTAAGCCATTGAGCTGGCTCTTTATTAAACTTTTTAGCCGCTTCTGTAGCATTAATCCATCCATCATCGTTAAAGCCAACTTGATGACCATTAAAATCAAATTTAATAATATTCATGGTATTCTCCATTAGAAATGAGTTTTAGTCACACAGGGAACCAGTCCAAGAGAGGTAACCATGAAAACCATCTGGCGCCCTCTAAAACTCATTCCTAAGTGGCTCTTGTTGTTAATTGCCGTGTGATGGCAAATTTCAGATATAAAAAAACCGCAATTAAGCGGTTTGATTAAATATGCAGTTATTTTTTATAACCGCCCGGGGATTTTTATAGTTTATGTGGTAAAAGTGAATAATTATTTATTCTTGCTTTTGATGTATTCTTCTAGAATGCTAATGTCTGGTTTGCCATTGTATAGATTTTTGGAACTAAACAAATCTAATACTAGCAAAGCATTGGTCACCATCTGGTATGCGTCATACGCCATTGATTTACAGCCATTCTTACCTTTTGAGCTTTTAATAAACCTTAACGCACAATCTAATTTACCGCAAACCCAATTATCCACCCACTCAGGGAAATCTGTGTTTGCCCTGATTTCATGTAAATCACGTATTGCAACGTCAAGTTGGCTTATCGCAAACCTTTGCCAAAACGATGATTCTTCGTGCGGTTTTAATTTCTGCATTCTTGGTAACCAGTTATCTTCGTCACATTTTATTTCGCCAGTCACTTTAAACATAAACACATTCTCTTTACCAAGTAGTGTTAGTATTGGTTGAATTATATTATCAAGCAAGGTTAACCCCCGCCCTGGAAACCAATTTCTAACTTCTACAGTTGGTGATTCGTGATGTAGTTTACCGATATAAATCGGGTAAATTCCGTACGCCAAGGCGTAATGGGTATAATTCATTTGAATATATTCTTTTGAAACACGTTTAAATACTGCCATTTTTACCTCTTTAATTACTAATCTCTCTTATCGCCCTTTTATCGCTATTACACTTCTCAATAACATTTAGCAAATGCTCGTTATATCTGAGACTATCGCCGAACGTCATTCGTCTTGGTGGTAAATTTGGTGCGCAATCAACGAGTAGATTTGATGGGATTTGCTGAGTAACGTAAACTTTTCGCTCTGTTGTACAAGCTGTTAGAAACAGACACAGGCACAAACTGATTAGCGCAGTCATTATTTTTGAGTTGCTCATTGATTTGCTCCTGCCTTTCGATAGATTGATTTTCTAGCTCGCGTTTGCTTTGCTCATTATCTGCTATGATTTGATTGTTTTTAGCGATGTTCTGATTTAACTGTTCGATTTTTCCGAGCAGTTCATCGTTTGTTTTTTGAATTGCTTCTTTGTCTTTACACAAATTAACAATAACATAAATCATAAATGTAAAAATAATCGCTATTGCCGTGTATGTTTTATTCATTTTAAACCACTCAAATAAACCGTTTTACCGCCCTGCTTGGCTGCTGTTAACACTATTTGGCGATTATGTGTCGGACTAAAACCAATGTGCACCCATTGATTATGCTCTTGAATTAATTTATCGAACTGCACCCCAGCATCAACCAACTGTTGACAAATCTCTTTAGGCGTACCGAATGACGATTTAAAGTCTACCGCTAATCCCTTTGTGTGAGCGCTTGTTGCTACACCGCCAACTTTAGCATTTAGCGCAGGACAGCGATATCCAGACGTGATAATAATTGGCTTACCTAAAGCTTTTCTTACCAACTCCAGCTTAATAGCTGTTAATTGCACGTTGGGCATTAAATCAGCAGGCACAGAGTTATCAATTTTTAATCTACTAGCTGTTGTCGAGCGAGTAAACTCTTCTAGCGTAAAATGTTCAGTTAGCTTAGTCATCGTTGTTGTCAACCCTTTTTCTTAACATTGAATTTGATACTTGACGTAATTTATCAACACCTAAAAATCCAATTGCGCCACCAATAAACGGATTCATACTAACTGGTAAGCCAAAATAGTCTAGCCCACTGCTAGCAGCTAATGACAACGCACCACACAATAACGCTTCAACCCATTTACGGCGTCCGCCTACCCCGTCATATGTTAAACGACCGTAGGCTATAATGATGGATAGAATGACACCGTAAATTAATGGCGCATTCGATTGCAACCATTCCATGATTGATGATTTATACATGTTATTATTCTTCATATGAGTTAATAAGGTGACAGCGTACTAGCTATATTGAGTGGTGTGCGTGTCTAGCTTTGCTGTCGATTCTGT